AAGGCAATAATACTGCTTTTGTTAATGGCTCTTCTGGCGCATACAATGGTGCAAACAGCACATTATGGGCTGTTACTTCTGATGAACGCATTAAAGAAAATGTTGTGCCGTTACCAAGTTCATTGCCAATTATAAATGCGTTAAATCCTATCAGCTTTGATTACATTGAGGATAAAACATCTGACGTTGGTTTTATTGCTCAAGAATATCAAAAAGTATTACCAAATCAAATTATTGAAACAGCCGCTAGTCCTGCTGAACAAGAGTTTGCTGGCACTGATACACTTTTAGGTATTCAACAAAACTTAACACCTTACCTTGTTAAAGCGGTGCAAGAACTATCAGCACAAGTCACAACATTACAAGCCCAAGTTGCGGCATTAACACCAGCATCAGGAACACCAAGTGCGTAAGGTATTAATAGGAACACCATCTTATGATGGAAAAGTGGATGTGTGGTTTGCTAACAGTCTAGTGAACACCATCCGCTTAACACCACCTGATACAGTTATTGTGCCTGTTTACATGGCTTATGATTCATTGGTGCAACGTGCTAGAAATGACTTGGTTAAACTAGCTCTTGAAGAAGGCTTTGATGACTTAATCTTTATTGATAGCGATGTGGAATGGAATCCAGAATGGATTAACAAACTTCTTAACTATGATGAAGATGTTGTTGGTGGTACTTATCCTAAAAAATCAGACAATTTACAATTCCCTGTAAAAGCATTGCCTGACGGATTGGTTGCTAATGATAATGGTTTAATTGAAGTCGAAGGTATGCCAACAGGCTTTTTAAGATTATCTCGTGCAGCTTTGCAAAAAGTATGGGATGTATCAGACGAATACCAAAACGAAAGCAAAACTTGTCGCATGGTATTTGACATTAAAGTAATGGATGGTCAGCTTGTATCAGAGGATGTAGTGTTCTGCCGTAAATGGCGAGATTTAGGTGGTAAGGTATACCTAGACCCATCTATGACTTGCAATCACGTTGGTGTTAAAAAGTATCAAGCTAACTTTATGGAATACATTAAAGCATTAGAGGTTAATAATGAGTAATTACACTTGGTCTATTAAAGGTATAGAAGCTGAAAACGAAGTTATTACTTGTGCTAAATACCAAGTAATTGCTAATGACGATAACAACTCTGTAGAAACAGAAGGCAATTGGTATTTTAACGGCACAATAGACAAACCTTTTGCAGATATTACAGAGCAAGACGTAATAGATTTAATTCAAAAAGAGTCTGTCAAAGATGGTGTGAATATTATAGAATCAAGACTAAATGAACAGTTAGTTTATTTAGCTAATAATACGATTGAAACTATAGCACCCTGGCTACCACAAACATTTACTCCTAGTTAGGATATATCATGGCAATGCCTATTGAGATTATTTCAGCAGCACTAAAAGATATTGGTGCGTTGGCAGCAGGGGAAACTCCAACACCAGATGAAGCTAATGATTCTTTATATTTACTTAACGGATTAATTGATCAATGGTCTAATGAGGATATGATGGTGTATAACACCACAGAAATCATATTTCCTCTTATTGCAGGTCAAGTTCAATACACTATCGGGCCAACACCATCAACTCAAAACTTTATTGGTGCAACATTTACAGGTTCAATCTCAGGTAATATTTTAACTGTTACCGCACTAACTTCTGGCGCAATTGCACAAGGTCAAACTTTAAGTGGCCCAGGCATCCAAGCTGGCACTAAAATTGTGCAGTTTTTGACAGGTTCTGGTGGTCAAGTAAATGAATACGGCACTTACGAATTAAACATTAATTACACTTCACAAGTATCGTCAGAAAGCATTACAGCTTACTATCAAAAGCCTTTGTTTATTGATCAAGCCTATGTGCGTGTAAATACTAATTCTAATGGTGCGCCTGTTGCTAATGGCGGTCTAGATTATCAAGTAGCGGTATTAGCTTTAGAAAACTACAATCAAATTGGCTTAAAAACACTTAACGGCCCTTGGCCTAAAGCACTTTACTATAATCCTAATGCTGAATCAGGTAACGTATTCGTATGGCCTAACCCAGCTCAAGGTGAGATGCACATGTTTTCATCTACCATCTTTAGTAACTATAGTTCACTAAACGATGTTGTAGTATTGCCACAAGGTTACACATTGGCTCTTAGATGGAATTTAGCTGAACGTTTAATGCCTATGTTCGGCAAAGCTAATCCAACGCAAATAGCAATGATCCAAAAGTTTGCTAACGAAGCTAAAGCCACAATCAAACGTAATAATATGCAACCTATTGCAGCAGCAAGCTACCCTGACTCTATGTTGGTTGGTCGAAGTCGTGACGCTGGCTGGATCTTGTCGGGGGGCTTCTTCCGATAGATTGAAACATTAATACTAAATGGTGTATAATTATGGCATGGACAAATACTATACATATATACACAAAAAACCCGATGGCTCAATATTTTATGTTGGCAAGGGAATTGGTAACAGAGCGTATTCAAAACGTAGAAATAATTATTGGAAAAGAATAGTTGCTAAATACGGATATGAAATTGAAATTGTTGCATATTGGGAAAATGAAAAAGAAGCATTTGAACATGAAAAATTGTTAATAGCTAAATACAAAAAATTAGGATGTGAATTAGCTAATTTAACTGATGGTGGTGAAGGAGCTTCGGGATATAAGCATACTGAATCGCATAAAATTAAAATGACGGGCAACAATTATGGTGCGTCATCATGGGGAATGACATTTAAAGGTAAAAAACATTCTGAAGAATCTAAAGCTAAAATGTCGTACAATAGAATGGGAAATACCAATAAATTAGGAACTAAAATTTCCGAAGAAGCAAAAGAAAAAATAAGGCAAGCAAGATTAGGTAAACCTGTTATAGCTAGACGAGTATTAAGCCCTGAATATGTATTAAAAATTAGGGCATCTCTTGGATACAGAAATATTGCTAAACTTGCTCGTGAATATGGTGTAGGTGAATCCACTATTCGAAGAATTAAGAATGGTGAAGCATACAAGGATGTGTAATGGCAGATTTTGGATTTGTAGGGCCTAGTTACAGCGCACCTTCCATCTATCAAGACGATCAGGAATGCGTAAACTGGCGACCAGAAGTTGATCCATTAAAACAACCTGGCTCTCGTGGTGTGGTTGCTTTATATCCTACACCTGGACTTACTTCACAAATCGTATTTCAAAATAAAGATGAAGTTCGTGGCATGAGAACGCTATCAGGTGATCAATATATGGTTGCTGTAGTTGGTGCTTATGTTTATGTATTAACTTCTGATTTTGTGCCTACTATGGTAGGGCAACTTAATACTTCTACAGGTATTGTTGGTATTACAGATAATGGATTAAATGTTTATATTGTAGACGGTGAAAATCGTTATACATGGCGCATATCTAATCCTGCTAGTGCTGTATTTAATGGGTCTATCTCTGGCACTACTTTAACTGTCAATTTAGTTAAAAGCGGAACTATTGGAATCAATCAATCTGTATTTGGTGTGGGTTTATCTGCTGAAACTGTTATTACCGCTTTGGGCACAGGCACAGGGGGTGTTGGTACTTATATAGTCAATGTATCTCAAACAGTCCCAACAGAAATTATGAATTCAGCTTCTGTTGCTGCAACATTAACAGGTTCTATTTCGGGTACGATTTTAACTGTTACTGCTGTTACAGGCACTTTATATCCAGGCCAAACTATTCAAGGTGCAACAGTAGCATCAGGAACGATTATAACGGCTTTAGGAAGCGGAACTGTATTAAGTGAAACCATCGCTACTGCTGGTACTAATTATGCGGTTAATGACACCGTAACGGTGCTTGGTGGGGTATATGGTAATACGCCAGCTACTTATGTAGTAACAAGCGTTAGTACTGGTGGTGTAGTAACAGGTCTTACAATGACTAATGCAGGTCAATATTCATCCGTTCCAACTAACCCAGCTTCTACATCATCAAATGGTAATGGTACGGGATTAACATTAACTTTAACAACAGGCACTGGTGCTGGTGGCACAGGAACTTACGTTTTAAGCAAATCTCAAACGGTTAGCTCTGAAACAATGTATGCACTTAATTTTAGTGTTATTCCATCAAATGATGGTGAGTTTCAAGGCGGAAGTTCAGTAGATATTGTTGATAACTATTTTGTTTATAATAATCCTGGTACGCAAGAATGGGCAGCATCAAATCCTCTTTCACCTATTACTTATCAATTAAGTTTTGCAAGTAAAGATGGTTCACCTGATAATTTAGTAACAATTATTGTTGATCATCGTGAAGTTTATTTGATGGGTGAAACTTCATCAGAAGTATGGGTGGATGTAGGTACGTTTCCATTCCCTTTTCAACGTATTCCAGGCACTAATACGCAACATGGTATTTCAGCTAAATTTTCTGTATCACGTTTAGGCAATTCTTTTGCTTTCTTATCACGCAATAATCGTGGTCAAGCACAAATTATGCAAATGAATGGCTATATTCCTCAACGCATATCTACTCATGCCGTAGAAAATACTTTAGTCAATAATTATGTTGAGGATGCAATTGCTTGGACTTATCAACAAGAAGGCCACGAAGTATATGTTATTTCATTTCCTACATTAGATTTGACTTGGGCTTATGACGTAACTACGCAAATGTGGCATAAATGGCTATGGATTGATAACACTAATACCTATCACCGTCATCGTGGTAATTGCTGTGCAGTATTTAATAATTTAGTTTTAGTTGGTGATTGGCAAAATGGTCAAATCTATTCTTTAGACCCTAATAACTATACAGACAATGGCCAAGAGATTCGTAGATTAAGACGTGCGCCACATTTAGTGACTGATTTGCAACGTCAATACTTAGAGGAATTTCAAATTCAATTCCAACCAGGCGTAGGTACAACAGGTGTATCTAGAACCCCTGGTAACTTTATTCAATCGCCTTATATTATTTATGCGGATGCAATTTTAACTATTCCGTTTGATCAAACATTGATTTTAGGTATTAATTCAGAAATTAATACAAATACACCTACAGACAATCCACAAGCCATGTTGCGTTGGTCTAATGATGGTGGTTCTACATGGTCAAATGAACATTGGGTTTCAATTGGTGCAGAAGGTAAATATAACAATCGTGCTATTTGGCGCAGACTTGGCTGGTCAAGAGATCGTGTGTTTGAAGTTGTTGTCACAGATCCTGTAAAAGCAGTTATAGTATCAGCTAATTTAAAAGCATCTGTTGGGGATAACTAATGGCTAACAATGGCTTATATGGTGTCAATCAAACCAACCCTTATCCACAGGCAGAGTTTTTAGATATGAACACTAAAAGACCAACTCGTGCGTGGCAACAGTTCTTTCTTAATTTACTTAATTTTACTAGCTCACCAACAGCAACGACAGGTACTGCCACGCTACCTGCAAAGCCCGTAGGCTTTATAAATATTACTGTTAATGGTCAACCTTACAAAGTGCCATATTACAATGTCTGATAAGGCAATTTCATTAATTTATAATTCTGTTAAAGATAGAACAGAAGTAAGTTTAGAACAATTTGCTAATGCTTTAAAAGATTGGGAATTAATAGAATTAATGCAAGATAATAAATTGTTTGGTGTAGTAATGAAAAAAGAAAATGAACTTCATGTTAGTTTTGATGGAGTTCCAAAGTTTTCAATAAGAAAATATATTAAACAAACAATTGGAAAAGTTATTGATAATTATGGTTTCTCAATAACTTCTGTTACAAAAAGCAATGAAAAAGGGTTAAAATTCTGTAAACGATTTGGTTACGTTCAAATAGGCGAGGATGCAACCAAAATATACATGAAATGCGATAGGTGCAATTATGTTCTCAAGTAAATTTGGTGCTGGTATATTAAAACATCCTGGATATAACGATCCCGTTACCGCTTTAGCTGGCGCAACAATTGGAAGTTCATTGCTTGGTGCTTCTGCATCTGAAGATGCGGCTAGTCAACAAGCACAAACGGCGGCCAATGCACAAGCACAACAGCTTGCAATGTTTAACACGCAAAATGCTCAATTAGCACCACAACGTGCCACAGGTTATAACGCATTAAATCAAATTGGTGCTTTAGGAACAGGTCAATATCAGCAATACGATGCTAATGGTAATCCTATTGGTACAGCTACAGGCTCTGGTTACCTTACACATCAATTTAATAATCAAGATTTAAATGCACAATTAGCACC